ACAAAAGATATTCAATCTTAGTTATTCGCTTATCGCTAGCTTCAAAAGATGATTGAATTGCAGCATACCGTTCAGCACAGATTTTTTCGTGTGAGGCTAGATTAGCCTCAACTTCTGGAACCATTTTTAAATCAATCATGCTGATGTCCAAGGCACTCCTGTTGCCGTCACTGGATTCTTTAGCAATGCAATCTGACTTGCAAGGCTTGCTTCTACTGCGTCTTTATCCACGCCGTTAGCCCAACACCAATCAAGCACTTCTGCTTCAGTGACGCTGGCGTAAGGGATGGTTGGTGTAGCAGTTGCAAATCCACAAGTGCTGTAAACAGAGGCTGTGTAGTCTCCATCTACTGCTGTTGCAGTCCAATGTGCTGTAGTGATAAATCCATCTGCGGTCAGATAGTCTGTTTGGGTGATTGTCCAAGTTGTTGTCATGATGTTTTCCTTTAAATGGTTTCAAGTGCCGCAAGGCGGGTTTCAAGGTTTTGGATGTGAGCTACTAAGTTGGCAATAACTTCGGCTGAAGATGCTTGCATGGATTGCATGATTGGTTTGCCATCAGCGTCTACAGCGTCTTTAACACCAGTGACAGATGTTGGACTAACTTCTTGAAACTCATGCGCCAAGAATCCTACAAACTTAGAGCCATCAGATTTCCATGTTCCTTGCTTTGGTTTCAAGGCCATGATGAAATCTTTAGCGCCTGTTACTGAGCCTGTAATGTCTTTAAGGCGATAGTCTGATGTTGTGTTGTAAGCAGTAATTGTTCCGTTAGTTGTGATTGAGCCGACATTTGTTGTTGAAGAAAAAAAGTTAATAAGTGAGGGAGTCGTTCCATCAACACGGCACAAAATTGCTTGGCCTCCACTGCTGCTTGCATAATAAGCTGAAACGGCAGAGCCGCCAGTAGATTTAGCTTCAAATTGTGCGTTAGAGTTCCAACCACCAGAAGTTGTAGTTCCCACAAGCACATAACCGCTGGAGTTGATACGCATACGTTCTGTGCCAGCGGCAGTAGCAGTAGTGCCAGTCAAAAATACAAGATTACCAGCATCATGAGCAATAATATTCCCAGTATTTCCTGTAGTTGCTAAAAGTCGTATTGCAGGATAATCAGTAGCGTTTGCTCCTAAACAATATTTCCAACTGCCATACCCTGCTGTTGCTTGTGTAACATCAAGTTTTGTATAAGGCGAACTAGTACCTATACCAACGTTACCAGAGCTATCAATCATCATGTGGGTAGTACCGCCGCCCGTTGAAAATTTTAAATAACTTGATGCTTTTGAACCCTCAATGTTTGGACGGCCTGAGCTACCACCCCATGCCAATATGTAGGTGTCGCTAAGATTAATGTTTCCAGAAGCAATATCAAGTTTTGCATTGCTTGGCGAAGTAGTACCTATACCCACATTACCGCTGGAGTCAATCCGTATACGTTCGTTGTTGTTGGTAGCAAACACTAGTGGATATGCACCCTCAGACCATAAAACGCTTGCATACGCTGAAGAGCCAAAAGTTGTACCCGCAGAATTTTCCCTGCCAATGTGAAAATTACCGCCAGTATTTCCTGCGGCATAGTAAACAGCGTTAGTTCCTGTTGTTGAAGAAAGGAAAGCAATGGCTGTTCCTGTTGCCGCCGCTATATCAAGCGTTCTTGTTGGCGAACTAGTACCTATACCCACACGACCGCTGGAGTCGATACGCATCTTCTCTACGCCAGCCACGCCAAACTGCATGGCTTCATTTGTTTGGTCGTATTTAACAAAACCATTTGCGCCGCCAGTGTTTCTAGCCCAAACAATTCCTGTGGTTGGTGTTGTTGAGTTTGATACTCGTAAAGTAATTCCAGCCGCCGTTGATGCGCTATTTCCAATCACAAGATTGTTGAAGCCAGAAACACCGTTGGTAGTTGGGTCTGTTTGCGCTATACCCACATTACCGCTGGTATCAATCCTTGCCCTCTCACCGCCTCCTGTGTAGAAGGTCATTGGCACATAAGTACCAGTGCCAGCGATGTTTGAATTAAGTCTTACTTCAGTAGCCATCGCTTGAACAACTAAAAAACTAGCATTTGTTGGGTCAGAATTATTGAAGAATCGAATACTGCTACCAGTTGCTGTACCGTTTGGAATAGCTCCTAAGCTTGTTGCTCCATTGGTAGTGCTGGATTGGAATAAAACACCATTGGCAGTAGTTGCATTGCTAAAGTCGCCAAGGATGCGTTGTGCCGTACCAGTAAAATTTAAATTACCAGAGCTATCAATTCTCATAGCCTCAACACCACCCTCAGTAAAGGCAATGGTGTCAGCCGCAGGAAAGAAGATACCTGTGTTGGTGTCGCCTGTGGTGGTGATGGCAGGGAGTGCCGCTGTGCCAGCGGAGAACGTGGCAACTCCAGTAACAGCCAAAGTAGTAGATGCTGTGAGCGAGGTGAATGCACCAGTTGATGCTGTGGTAGCACCAATGGACATATTGTTGATGGTTCCAACACCTGTTGAAGTCAGCGCAAGAGTAGGTGTGGTACTAGCCGTCAGCGTAATCAGGTCTGTGTATGCTACGCCGTCTGTGTCATAGGCGGCAAGAGACAGAGTATTGGTTGCTGTCTTTGCTGATTTAAGCTGAGTGCCTGTGACATAGGACGCTGTTTGAGTGATGGTGTCAGTGTCGGCATCACCTATAGTGGTGTTGCCATTTAAAGCTACAGCACCAGAAAAATTAGCAGCGGCTGCTGTAATTGTTCCTGTTAATGTTGGACTAGCCGACAACACCATGTTGCCTGTACCTGTCACTGCATTACTTAATGTGACACCACCATATGTCAAAGCTGCTGACAGAGTGGTGGCTCCAGTAACACCTAGTGTGCCACCAATAGAAGCAGCACCAGCAAGATAGAAGTCTTTGAATTTTAAAGAACTTGTGCCTAAGTCAACAGTGTTAGTAGTCCCAACACCAAAAACAGAGGCAGAAATTGTTACATTTTGCGTAGGGCCTAATGCAAGAATGGGAGCACCCTCTCCAGCAGTACCATCATGGTTGTGGCCTGTAGAAGAATTAAAGGCAGCTTGAATACCATCAAACTCCCCATCTAAATCAGCAGCATTAATAACATTACCGTCAGCAATGTTATTAATAGTATCTACTCTTGTATATCCTGCCATATTATTTCCTTAATAAATGCCTAACAGTTTTACCACATTATCGTCTGTCATGCGTGGAATATTCCAGCGTGGCAGCGTCCAGCGAAAAAGGAGGGTCTATACCGTCTGATACAAACTGCAACGAAACAGAAAAACCAGAACCAATTGTCTGTGTTTCAAACAACTTTTTCAGCTTTGTTCCATATTTTGTTGTTCCATATTTAGCTGTACTGGTTCCATAAAATCCTACACTTCCACTAGTTGTATTAGACAATGTAATAGTTTCTGGTTGTATGCTTCCAAAGTCATCAAAGTCAAGCTTCAAATTAACTGACATATTTACAGAGCCTTTTGGATCTGTATATAAAAACAACTTATAAAAAGTCTTTCTAACCCTCGGATCATTAATTGGAACATAGGGAGTAGCAAAACTAGCTAGAATATTAGCGCCATCAAAACTATTTCCATTTTCCATCTGATAGACATATCCATCAGAATGAGCAAAAACAATAGTTTCTATTTGATTAATATAATTACTATCAGCTACATAAGCTTTAATACCCACTGTCTCAGCCCAAGAAATGGCACTGGTGTTATCCCCTACCACTTGTGTTCCTAATATTCCTTTAGCACTATCAGCCGTAACTGAAGCATTATACCCTAAAATCCTATACTGAGACTTCTGTTTAATAATTACACTAGCAAAACTACTACTAGAAGAAATAAGAGCAGTGGATTCTGCTTGGATGGTTTTAGACACCACTCCTAAGTTGAAGTCCCCAGTTCTGTCTGTTGCGCTAAGTAGTCTTAAACCTTCAGGGCCTAAGAACATAACGTCTCCACCTATCTCTTGTATGGTGTCTGTAGCTACACAGCCTACATTCCTTGTAATTGGTTGAAGATTAAAGTCTGCTGAAGTGTTTCCTACAAGCTGACTAATACTTCTTTCAGTAAAAATAATTAAGGCTTCTCTAAAAACAATGATGCCTGTTATAGTGGCTCCAATGTTTATAACCCCTGCTCCATTAGCTGCTGTAAAGTCAGTGTCTGTATAAGGAGAAGAGAAGATAAGCTTGTCATCGTTTGCAAAGAATAGTTGATTTTTGTGGAACACAACAAAATCAGCACCTACTAAATCACTGTTGTTATCAATAAAAGCAAATGTAGTATCATCCCATATAAAGGGATAGTTGACACCATCAACACCAACAATCTTGTCAGTGCTGTTTATTCTATATTTAGAAGTTCTTACTTTAATGCCATCACTATATTTAGCCGTTAACCAAGTGACGACTGCGTTGTCAGCAGGACTACTAGCTAAGGCAGGGTTGATAGCTAATGTAGCACCACCACTAGTAACAGTGGCATCTGCTGTGACAGTATATATTTTCTCTACACCAGCAAGAGTGAATGTATCTCCCGCCTTAGGAACATCTGTCAAACCATCCACTACTAAGCTACTTCCTGTTTGACCAGCACCATTAACTAACACTGTACCGTAAGAAGGAATATTAATCTTTGTCCAACCACTACCTATAGATTTATAAATTTCGTTGTTTCTACAAGCAATGATAGTGTCTTCCCACGCTGCCACACCTTTCATAATGCCTGTATGAGAAGTAAAAGTTACAGCAGCTTTATCAGCAGGACTACTAGCCATAGAAACTGTAAGTGTTA